TGGAACGAAAGTACTAAATAAGGGTTCGATTGAATTTGAAAATGATAGTAGAATCATAGCTTCAGCTACTGGTGCTAACTCAATTCGTGGTCTATCAGTTAATCTACTATATCTTGATGAGTTCGCGTTCGTAGATAATGCCGAACAATTCTATACATCTACATATCCTGTTGTTACATCAGGTGGTAAATCAAAAGTTATTATCACATCTACAGCTAATGGTGTAGGAAACATGTTTCATAAATTGTATGAAGGTGGTCTAGCTTCAAAGAACGATTATCAACCATATACTATTAATTGGTGGGATGTACCGGGTAGAGACGAGAAATGGAAAGCACAAACAATAGCTAACACATCAGAGTTACAATTCGAACAAGAATTCGGTAATTCATTCTTAGGTACAGGTAACACTTTGATTAGTGCGAATTGTCTACTAGGATTACAAGGACAAGACGCTTTGTGGACTAGAGAACATGTACATCTATATCAAGAACCTATACTATCTCATACATACATAATGACAGTTGATGTAGCTCGAGGTAGAGGACAAGATTACTCTACATTCTCAGTATTCGATGTTACAGAGAAACCATTCAAACAAGTAGGGATATATCGTGATAACATGATATCTCCACTATTATTCCCAGATATAATTGAAAGATACGGAAAATTGTATAATGAGGCTTTAGTTATCGTAGAAAACAACGATCAAGGTCAAATTGTATGTAATGCTCTTCACTATGATCTTGAATACCCTAATGTATTCACACAATCAAGTGTTAAAGCGTCAGGTATCGGTGTTACAATGACAAGAAAAGTAAAACAGATCGGTTGTTCAACTCTTAAAGAGTTAATGGAAGAGAACAAACTAAGAGTAATCGATAAGTTTACAATCGGTGAATTGATAACATTCGTTGGTAAAGGAAAGTCTTACGAGGCTGATGGTGGACAACATGATGACTTAGTGATGAACTTAGTGATGTTTTCATGGTTTATAACAACACCTTACTTTCAAAGCTTAACAGATTTAGAATTGAAAAAAATGTTATATGATGAACAACAACAGATGATTGATGATGATATGGTACCTTTCGGTATCATTGACGATGGATCATATAATCCGGAATCATTCACTGAAGGTGGTGATATTTGGACAGTAGTTGGTGATGTAGACATTTACTAAATTATAAATACTAGTAATTGAAACAGATTCGTTTGTTTCATAAATATAATAAACTTTTTATTTCGAAATAAAAAAATTAATTAGGAGATAATTAAATGGCATTTCAAGTTTCGCCTGGAGTACAGGTTCAAGAAATCGATGCTACTAATGTTATTCCTGCGGTCTCAAGTTCCACAGGAGCATATTGTGGTCATTTTCGCTGGGGTCCAGCTGAAGATGTCGTCACAGTAAGTTCTGGTAAAGGACTTGTAGATTCATTCGGGGAGCCGGATTCTACAGATATAAGCGCTGAGCATTTTTACCCAGCAGCTATGTTTTTAGACTACGGTATTGACTTAAAAGTAGTTAGAATAGCAACGACCAGTATGGTCAACGCTACAACAACCAGTGGGCAGTCTTTGTTAATCAAAAACTTAACTCATTATCGCGATAATTATAACACAGGTGCAGCCTCTGTTGGTAATTATGGAGCGAGATATGCAGGAGCTTTAGGTAATTCACTTAAACTTCAGGCATGTGGTGGAGCAGCAGCTTTCACCGCAACAACCGTTACCACAACTAATGGAACAACAGCTATACTTGGTACTTCAATTGAAGTAACTCTAGGTGAGAAGTTCATAGTAGGTGACATTATAACAGCAATTGGAAGTGATTCAACTCGATACAAAATATCAGCTATTACTTTTGACTCAGGTGCAACAGGTGCCGCAACAGTCACACTTGCTCAAGAGACGGATTCAACTCAAGGATTGGTAGTAGCAGTTTCAAGTGGTGCTAACATTTCAAGAGAATGGGAACACGCTGGTTTGTTTAACAAAGCACCGGGTACATCTACATACGCAAGTGGTAGATCATCTGCAGGCGTTACTGATGAATTACATATCGTTGTTATAGACGAAGATGGATTAATTTCAGGAGTTCCTGGAACAGTGTTAGAAACATACGAGGCTTTATCAAAAGCTTCTGATGCGAAAGACGAATTCGGTTCTACAAACTACTATGTTACAGTCCTCGAAAACAAATCATCTTATGTCTACTGGTTGGATCATAGTTCTACTATGGGTTCATCAGGTAGTGCAGCAGCTGGTGTAACTTTTGGAACAGGTACTTTACCAGATTCATTATCATTTACGAATGGTGCTGATGGTAATCAACCAACAACAGGTCAAAAGATTACAGCGTGGAACACACATTTCAGTAGTGCTGACAACCAAGATATCTCATTAATGATATCAGGATCTGCACAAGCAGACAATGGTAGTGGTACAGCAGTTACAACTAGAGCAGAAGCAACAGCATACTACAACCAATTAATGAACATAGCTGAAGACAGAAAAGATTGCGTCGTATTCTTTTCACCAATTAAGTCTGATGTTGTTGACTCAGGAGTTGCAGGAGCAACAAATGTTAAAACTACAGCAGATACTTTAAATAGTTCAAGTTACGCCTCTATGAGTTGTAACTGGTTATACATATACGACAGGTATAATGACAGATATTGTTATATACCAGACAACGGAGCAGTAGCTGGCCTTTGTGCTAGAACTGATTACACGAATGATGCTTGGTATTCACCAGCAGGATTCAACCGTGGTCAACTATTTGGTGTAACAAAACTAGCGTTTAATCCTACACAAGCTAATAGAGACGCTCTCTACAAAGCAAGGGTTAATCCTGTAGTTACATTCCCAGGACAAGGAACATTGTTATTCGGAGACAAAACACTTATTGCAAATGCAGGTAGTGCTTTCTCAAGAATTAATGTTCGTAGATTGTTCATCGTGTTAGAGAAAGCGATCTCAACAGCGGCCAAGTTCCAACTATTTGAATTTAACGATTCATTTACAAGAGCTAATTTCAGAGCAGCTATTGAACCGTTCTTAAGACAAGTCCAAGGTAGAAGAGGAATCTATGATTTCAATGTTATCTGTGACGAGACTAATAACACAGCAGGCGTTGTTGATTCATCACAATTCGTAGCTTCGATATTTATCAAGCCAGCGAGAAGTATCAACTTCATTACTTTAACCTTTGTAGCATCTAGAAGTGGTGTAGATTTCAATGAAGTCTATGGTTCAGCTGGACAAGCACCAGTGGAGGCGTAGAAAATGGCTAATATAAACCAATTCAAAGCAAATCTAATCGGTGGTGGACCAAGAAATAACAGATTCGAAGTATTCATACCTCGAACTGGAAGTAAGATACAGTTTTTATGTAAGACTGCAGCTTTACCAGGTCAAGCAATCAATAAAATTGATATAAAACATCAAGGTTTAAGTTTTTCAATTGCCGGAGAAAGACCTCCAGCAGCTGAATGGGCGGTTACTATCTATAATGATTCAGAGTTTTCAGCTAGAACACAGCTTGAACTATGGATGCAAGACATTGTTCCATTAGCGGATTCTACACTATCAACAATCAATTATGATTACATGGTAGATAAAGCTTCAGTATCACAACTAGGTAGAGATGACTCAGTCTTAGCAAAATATGAATTTTTCAATATGTTCCCAATAACTTTGGGTGAGATTGCTATGGATGCTGCCGGTGGTGATGCACTTACTGAACAATCAGTTACATTCGCGTATTCACATTTTGAAAGAGTTGTTTAAAACGACCCTTTTCAAATGATATAAATATTAGTATGGAATTATTTGGTATAGAGATAAAGAGGAAGAAGGGTAGCGAAACTCAAGCACAGAGTTTCGTACCACCTCAAAATGATGGTTCGGTCATTGAGATCGGAAAGGATGCAGGGATGGGTGGCTTCGCGGCCACTGGTGGAGTCATTGGTCAATTTATTGACATGGAAGGTGGTGTAAAAACCGAAGCCGATCTTGTTAATAGATACAGAGCAATGGTTTTAGTACCTGAATGTGATAGTGCAGTCGAAGATATAGTTAACGAATCTCTATCTTCAAACGACTTAGATGCTCCTGTAGCGATTAACTTAGATAGAGTTAATCACTTTTCAGATGCAATTAAAATTAAAATTCGTACCGAATTCAATGAAGTTCTTGAAATGTTAGGATTTAGAGAACTCAGTCACGACATATACAGAAAATGGTATGTTGATGGTAGAATCTACTTTCACAAAATGGTAGACCCGAAGAATAGTAAGAAAGGTATACAAGGTCTTAGACCAATTGATCCACAGAAGATCAGAAAGGTTAGAGAAGTAGAGAAGAAGAAAGACGAAAAGTCTGGTGTTGAACTTATTAAGAAGACGAATGAGTATTATCTTTTTAATAACGAAGGTTTCGACAAAACTGGTAACAATACAGGTCAGACAGTTAGAATTTCAGCTGATGCTATAACTCATGTAACTTCAGGTTTAATGGATTACAATCAGAAAGTTGTAGTTGGTTATATGCATAAGGCTATGAAGTCTGTAAATCAACTAAGAATGTTAGAAGATGCCCTTGTTATTTACAGAATATCAAGAGCTCCTGAAAGAAGAATCTTCTACATTGATGTCGGAAACTTACCGAAAGCGAGAGCTGAACAGTACTTGAAAGAAGTACAGACAAGTTATCGTAACAAGTTAGTGTATAACGCTGACACAGGTGAAGTTAAAGACGATAGAAAACATATGAATATGTTAGAAGATTTTTGGTTACCACGAAGAGAAGGTGGCCGAGGAACAGAGATTACGACACTACCAGGTGGTCAAAATCTAGGTGAGATTGAAGATATTTTATATTTTCAAAAGAAATTGTACAAGTCTCTAAATGTACCAATTTCTAGATTAGAGACAGAGACATCATTCGCTATTGGTAGAGCGACTGAAATTTCTAGAGATGAAGTGAAGTTTTCAAGATTTATTGATAGACTTAGACTGAAATTTTCTAGAGTGTTTGATGACATCTTAAAGACTCAACTGTTACTTAAAAATATAGTATCAGAAGAGGATTGGAAGAAATCAAAAGAGTACATCAGTTATGACTTTCAAAAAGATGGTCATTTCGTAGAACTCAAAGATGCGGAGATATTACGAGAACGCGTAAATACTCTGGAACAATTAGACCAATTCGTTGGTAAGTATTATTCACAATCATGGATTAGAAAGAATGTTCTTAGACAATCCGAAGCTGAAATAGCTGATATCGATAAAGAGATAGAAGCAGACAAAGCAGCTGGTGGTGGTGATGATGAACAAGAATTTTAAATAGGAAAATATTATGGTAGATAAAGCAAGAAATTTCGTTGATCAAGTGGTTGACGGTAATAATGTAGAAGCTGGTGAGACATTTAAAAGTGTCATGCAAGACAAACAACTAGACGCTATTGATTTGAAACGAGTTGAATTACAACTCGATTGGATGAACACTAACACTTCAGAGGAATAACAATGAAATCATGGACTCAGCCCGGAGACGGGTTTTTTAAAGAAACCATTACAGAAGCCATTCATGGATATACAAATTGGTCAATAAAGAAACAACCTGATAATCCAAAAGATAGAGTTGGTTCTGCAGTAGATAGAAGGAAAGAG